CTTACCTGTAACGAACGTTCGCCAGTTTCAAGGTGAGCGCCGGGAACCGGGTTAAGCAATTCTGCCGGGACTTCGCCGCCGTCTGCGGTGATCTGCGCCGCCGCAGCTGCGGCCGCTTCAATCGTTTCTTTGATGGCTTTTTTGTCAGGAGTGATCACGGTTTGGACGTCCACTACCTCATCAGGCAGCAGCTTCTCGTTGTCGATCACAACGCTTACTGAACCTTTGCGGGCGGTGAAAGTGTTTTTCACCGTCTTGAGGTTATCAAGCCCGGCTTCCAGCAGGCATGACAGAATGTATTTGCGCAGAGCCTTATCTTTGTTCTCGAAAGATTTCTTGCGCTCGGACAGGCGTTTCATTTCCTCGTCGCAGGTTTTCGCATTGCCGAGGTTATTGCGCGCCACGACCATCACAGCATCCAACTTGTCGCCGAGTGCACCTTCGATACCCTCCAGCGTGTCGGCGATCATCTCCGGCGTAAATTCGTCTGAGGTTTCCAGCAGGCTCAACAGGCTGGAGTAGTCATTTGCTAATGCGATTGCGGTTACGTTGCTCATGCTGGTTTCCTCTCTTTTTTTACTGGCTGGCGGCTGGTTTCCTGTTCCCATGCTTTGCGCATAAACTCTTCGCTAAACTCCATCTCTGGCGCCTGCTCAAATGCGATATAGGCTTCTTCCTGGCAGTTCGTGCAGTAGCCGGAAACCTTACGGCATCCACAATCCTCGCAATACTGGCTCACGATGCTTTCTCCTGTGCTTTTTTTCAGTTCCTGAATGCGACCGTCTTTAATGTCGGTCAGACGGCGCAGGCGTCCGCTCAGATAGCGTGCATGCTGCGTATCGCCTTTTTGCTCGGCGGCCTGTCGGTGTGTGTCAACTTCGCGGGCGATGGATGAATAGACCTTATTCACCTCATTTTCAGAAACGCCAGTGGCCAGCGTGTTGGCGATACGGGAGAGTTTCTCGTCAAGTTCCTGCCGCAGCTGCGCCGCGCTTTCTGCACTCTCGCTGGCGTTCTTGATGGCGAATTCTTCCTTGTTTTTCTGGCGGTATTCCGGGTTGTCGTACAGCCCCATGAAAATGTCAGCGGCGAAGCCGAGGGAAGAGAGAGCCTTTTTGGTGGCGTCAGTCAGCGATTTTTTGGTGGCTTCGCCGTCGCAAATCGGCCCGTATTTGCTGTCGTAAAGATAAGGTGTGCAGCCGTAAGAAAGTTCTTCCCCTCGTTCGCCTAATTCATTCAGATACCACAATTTGATTTTGATGACGTGGTTGATCTCGGTCAGGTAGCCACCTTTGCCATCCGGAATCAGTTCCCATGTCTGGTTTCCGTCAGCACCTTTCACTTTGCGCGTAATCGGCGCACCGTTATCGAAACGCTCTTCGAGAATTTCCACGCCCCAGCCGATTCCTTTCGGGCCAAATTCTCTGGTAGCCAGCATGGTCATGTAGGTACCATTGATCGATGTGCCGCCACCGTTCTGTGTGAACGCCTTAGTGAAGCGCTCATCGGTTTTAAAGACGCGTTTCCACAGTGCGAGGTTTTCGGTGTCGGGGCGGGATTCGATACTTTTTTCCACTTCTTCCACGCGGGCGCGGGCAGCTTCTTCTTTTTCCAGTTGGTCGCCCAAAGTGCCCACGGATTCGAGTAATACTTTCGCCTTGTCACTCAGCTTTTCATCCGTTGCTGGTGTGCTGGTCGTTTCATTTCCGGCAGTCGCATAAACGCCATAGCCCATTTCGTTGAGCGTTTCGCGCGCCTGCTGTGCCTGGGTTTCGGTAACAGCTGGCTGTTGTACTTCCGTTTTTTCGCCCTGATTTGAGGCATCGCCGACCAGCCCTTCGATGCTGTACCTGCCATCCCCATGATTGATGACCTTTGTCTTTTTCTCTGGCTGGGTTTCAAAGCGGCCATTTTCAGCCAGCCAGGAATCGATATAACGACGCAGAGATTCCGGGAAATGGTAGGTGTCTTTTGCTGGCACATGCTGGATTACGCCGAATATTGATGCCCGGTCATAATTGAGGATGTTTTCAGTGGTGCGCAGGGCTATCGACCAGCGTTTAAAATCTTCGCGGTCAGGGTTGATAATTTCTTCCTCAGCGGCGCGTAAGGCTGTGGGGGAAACCATTGTTCCGGCCTCTATCGGAAGTAATGCGAGAGCAATTTCCTGATCGAGAGTGGCGTAAGTGTGTTTGTAGCCGCGCTGGCCGGTAACCGTTGACGGTCCGGCACCACCTGATTCACCGTTGCTGGTGCTGGTGCTGGTGCTGGTGCTGGTGCTGGTGCTGGTGCTGGTGCTGGTGCTGGTGCTGGTGGACGCCATTAGCTCATCGCGTTTACCCGGGTTATCAGTCCACTTTTTGACAAATTGCGCTAATGCGGCGCGTTCCGGCTGCGAATTTGCATATTTAGTTAATGCCGCCTGTACCAGATTATCCAGACCTTCAACATGCATGTGTTTAACAGGCTCATACCCGGACATTGCATCAATCAGGTAGCGGTTAAATAATTCATCGTATTCATCTGAATCACCATCGCTGCTATCGAGATCGGCGAGATAATCAAGAACCTGAGAAAGTGCAGACCCATTGAATACCCCGTTACTGAACAGCACTACAGCGGCGATACGTTCGCGCGGTGATAATGTCATCAGATCCACAATTTCATCCGGGCCAGGGAATTCAGTCTCTGCTACGGCAGGGGCAGCGTTCGGCACCCATTTTGTGCCGTCGAAAGTGTTTTCCTGCGGAAACTGCTCATCAAAGCGGCCGATCTCCGGGCGCGGCTGGCCCGGCGCATCTTCCCATATTTTGGGGTTGAAATAATGGTCACCGCTGGCAGGGTAGGATTCCCACAGCTTGCCAAGCAGAATACTGCCAGCAACTTTTTTACTGGGGGCTTCGATACTGATGGCCAGTGGCACAGCACCATCTTTTATAGATCCCTTTTTGGGTTCGAATAATGCATTAAATACAGGCATGGTCTTTCCTCTTTAGTTAAAAAAAGCGCTGGTCTTGCGCATTTGTTAAAACGGGATTTCGTGTTTGTCTTCCGGGGAATGGTCGATACACAGCAGTTGCTGAATCTCGTCATCGATGACAGCAATCTGACGATCGGCGCTGGCGGAAATACTGGCTTTGCGCTGGCGAAGGTTTTCCACCTGCGCGCCAATGATGTCGATGGTGTCAGGATTCGCGATGGTGACCTCAACCACCTTCGTTTCAAGCAGGAGATACTCATCGGGATCGGTCTTTGAAAAATCGATGGTACTGGCTACGATTTTTTGTTTTGCATACGGGGCAAGGCGGTACTGAACGTACAGCGTAACGGGGATGGTAAGCGCTTCCATAGCGGCTCCTTGTTAGTTATACTCAGAGCTGACTGTCAGCTCCTTCGGGAGAGATGGTCTTTCCTCTGTTACAAGCCTGGTCGCTTGTGACAAATCCGAATGGTTTGGTCACCGTTCGGGGTAACTGGCCCGCCTTGTGCGGGCCTTTTGCCATCTAAAGGGTGCCGGTCTTTCCCGGCAGTCAGGCTGGTTAGTCCATCTGGTCTTTCCTCTCCGGTCTTTCCCGGTGCCAGAGCTGGTCATGCTCGTTTTACGCTGGTCAGGCGTTTTACTTCCTCCGGTCTTTCCCTGGTGTCACGCTGCGGTTTGGCCTCTCCGTTTGGGCACTCAGGCGCAACGGTAAAATCGTGTCTGTGTTGAAAAAAGGCCCACCACGGGAGATGGGCAAAGACTACACACAGCAATTTTTCGGTTGGGTGTCCGGAATCGAACCGGAAAGCTGGCAGGGAAACCAGCTCAACCCCTGTTCACCGCAACTGGGAGCGCACTCCGCCATTTTGCATTTAACCACCAGACCCATAACTGATAACGATGGAATGCGCTCTCATGTTGCGTTGCTCGTCTTTCCGAGCCGTCAGCGGTCTTTCCCGCATGTCATCGTACTGTCGGCGACCCGAGGCAATTTCCGTTAAATAAGTCCACATGCCAGGTCTTCGCGTAGGCATGCTGAAGCCATCCAGTAGACCCATTCTGATTCCCAAAGATACTGGTATGCGGTTTCCCAAGAGATCCCATAATCTCTGATCAGCATATCGGTCATGTTTTTCTTGGTCATACTGGTCTTTCCCCATTTCGGCGTCTGTCTTTCCAGACCGTCAGAACGTTTTTCTGAACAACTGCCGCGTGGTTAGTGCGTCGTTGATGAAGTGAATATTAGTTATGAGCATATTCGTGGTCAAGATAAAAATAATCGTAATACGAATATTTTATGTAGATAGTTGATTTTTTGACGAAAAAAAATCCCGATGGACGGGATTTACAAATTGATGGGGAATTACTGCTTTCTTGCCGCTAGAAGCTCTTCAAAAAGACGATCAAAACCACTTACTTTGTCTTTTAATTCAGATAGATGTCGTTCTTTCTCGCTTTGCGGAAGTCTGTCATAGAGTTCAATTAGCTCGGCCTCTTCTGGCTTAAGCAGGCGCCATCCGGCTGATGAGTAATCCTCTACGTGTGTACCACTTTTCCTTACATAGTTCATAAGTTCAGCAAGATCGGGGCGCAATTCTTCCGGTTTTACGCCAAGCAACGCGGCGAATTTCAGGGCCGCATCTGTATTCAGTGGAATATTGCCGTTCAGATAATGGCTTACTGTTGCTTGAGTACTGAAGCCAAGAGCGTCCGCCGCCTTTTCCTGAGTAAGGCGCAAGGTGATTTTTTTCTTGTCCCAGGCATCTCGCAGACGCTGGGCTGCATCTGACTCAGCTGCATCAAGTGTTTTCTTTCTCATGGCAACCATATTATTCGCAAAATTAATTTCATCCCAATCGTGCAACTATTGACAAACTTATATTCGTGAAACTAATATTCATGTGTCACATACACCGAGGAGGAGATTATGAATCTCAAAAATTATTTAAAGACCTCTGGGGTCCGCCAGCAGGACTTCGCCGCTCTGGTGGGCGAAACACAGGGGTACGTTAGCCGAGTCGCATCTGGTAAATGCCTGCTGGGGGCGGCAACAGCACTGAAATGGGCTGCTGCTACTGGTTACAAAGTAACTCCGCACAGTTTCCGTCCAGACCTTTATCCAAATCCGAATGATGGCGTACCGGACAGAAATGCAGCTTAACAACATGCGAATTTGAAATCTGATTAAGCGTAATCAGGTTTGCAGCGACAGGAGACGCGGGAAGTGGAGAGCCTTGAAGAACTGAAAAGAGAGATTTTTAGCTGGGCGGCCGAATACGGCCAGGAGTATGTCGCAATCGAGATCACCCGCATGTGGTTCCGCCTTGGCGGTAACACTGGCGGCGTTAAGTTGCATCCGATGGAGGATGCTAACGGCCTGGCCGACTGGCGCGCCATCAACAACAACCGGCAGCAGATTTTTCGCTGGTTACGCGGTGACACGAAAGCGGCAAGAAACAAAACGCTGGCGCTGGCCAAAGCGATGGAAGCCGCGCTTCCGGCAGAACGCTACGCCAGATTGGGAATGACAACCCAGTATTTGATCTGCATGGCGATCAAAGAGTTTGCCGCCGCGATTATTGCGCTGTTGCTCGACGCCAGAGACAGACCGCAGCAAGTTGCACGGGCCTTGCAGGCCATGCAGGAAACACAGCGCCTGACCAGCGTTTAAAAGTGCGAGGAAAGACCAATGAGAAATCAAGATCGTATCACCTGGCGGAACGGCTTTCGCCTGAACGGTGAACCCGTTCCGGTTAGCGGTGTGCGGGACATTTTTGAAGAGCGACTTTCTGCCAAAAAATGGGAGACCTACGAGCAGCGCAAAGCTGAAATGTTGGAAGAATGCGTCTTTCTCACGCCGAAAGATTACGAAATTGCCTGCCGCCAGTTGGCTGAGTCGCTGGGGATCTGATGATGAATATTTTGCCATTACTCGACAGGCCGATCGCCTTCCAGCGTAGTTTTATACGCCTGAATATTGGCGTTGCTGCTGCGCTTTTTCTGTCTCAGATGACCTACTGGACAAATCGATCAGATGATGACGGATGGGTATATAAAACCCAGGATGAATGGGAAGAGGAAACCGGGCTTTCCCGTTATGAGCAGGAAGGGGCGCGTAAAAAGCTTCGGTCACTTGGTGTACTGATTGAGAAAAAAAAGGGCGTACCTGCGCGACTTTTCTACAAAGTTGATAATGACGTTTTATATCATGCACTTGTATCTGCAAACAAGGATGCGGAAAAACCACAAACTGGAATGCGGAAAACCAGCAAGCAAGAATGTGGAAAACCAGCAAACATTCATACAGAGATTACTACAGAGAGTAATGATCCCCCTAACCCCCAGGGGAAGGGCGACGCGCAAATTCTCGCTGACGCTCAAAAAGCCCTGGAATACTACAACGCCAAAACTGAAACCCGCTGCCGCGATCTGTCGCCGTTCGTTGTGCTGTTAACGCCAACGTCAACCCGCAGCGGATACACCCTTGATGACATCAAACTGGTGATTCGCTGGGTACTGGCTACCTGGAGCCGTCGCGGTGCCGGACTGCCGAAGCCTGCGAATATTTGCCGTGTGAAACGCTTTGATGGGTATATCGCAGACGCCGAAAAATGGGCCATCACTGAAGCAAGTATCGATCCCGAAGCTGTGATGGATGGTTTCAATCAGATTTTTGCCGGGCTGATGCCGCTGGCGGAACTCGATGATGACCGCCGTCGTTCAATTATCCGACTGGCCGCGCACATGAAAAATAAAACTACCGGGGCGTTCCTTGGGTATTTTGAGAAATTTCGCGAAACCGCATCAGATTTTTATTTTGGTGGCGAGCATGACGACGGCTGGCGCGCGAATTTTGACTACCTGATGAAACCAGAAGTACTTCGCAAAACTCGCGAGGGGGCGCTGTGAGTCCACAACAACTGGAATCCATCGTGCTAGCCGGGCTGATTAACGGCGGCGCCACGCCAGACGCGTTCGACGTTATCGCAACAACGCCTGACGTGGCATTCAGCACAAGCTTTTATCGCCGCACATTCAGCGAAATCAAAAAGCAGGCGCTGACTAGCGGAATGATCGATCTGCTGTTTGTGAGCGAAGCGCTGGGAGGTCAGGGAACGCTGGGCAATCTGGCCGAAATCTGCAAACAGCCTGCGACCGTGGCAAACCTTAAAGGCTACGCCGGAAAAATGGTTAAGGCCTGGCGCAGCCGTGAAATGGCTAAGTTGCTCCAGGAAGGGGCAGACAGCATCCGCAATGCGGTTAACCAGGAACAACGTGATCTTGTTACAGAAAACGCCGTCGCGCAGCTGCTGGACATGACTGCCGATACCGGCGATGTCCAGCCAGTTCACATTTCGGAACTTTTGCCAGCGTACATGGACACGGTGCAAAAACGCCTGGATGGTGATGCCTCAGTGCAGAACCTGCTTACGGGCATTGACGATCTTGATCAAGCAATGGGCGGGATAAACACCACCGATTTGATTGTGGTGGCCGGTCGCCCTGGTATGGGTAAAACAGAATTCACGCTGAACATCGTCCATAGCGTTACTGAGAGACGCGCCGGGGCGCTGATATTCAGCATGGAGATGCAGGCCGGGCAGATCGTCGAGCGTTCACTTGCGGGAAACGGGAATATGTCCGTGTCACGTCTGCGTAATCCTCGCGATATGGACGATGAGGACTGGGCGCGCCTGACAAACGCACTGACACTGCTGAATGACCGCGATATCTGGATTGTTGACGCTACAGATCTGACCATAGAGCAGATTCGGGCCATTGCTGAGACGCATAAGCGCCGCTATCCGCATCTGGGGATGATAGCGATCGATTACATGGGACTGATTAAAAAGCCCAAAGCCGAGCGTAACGATCTCGCTATCGCCCACATTTCACGAAATCTCAAAACGATGGCGATGCGGCTGCATACGCCAGTGTTTGCCCTTAGCCAGTTATCCCGTGCAGTTGACGCTCGCCCGGCGGCACAGCGCCGCCCGGTAATGTCCGACCTGCGTGATTCCGGCTCTATCGAGCAGGATGCCGACAGCATTCTTTTCCTGTACCGCGACGAAGTTTACAACCCGGAAAGCCCTGCCGCTGGCGTGGCAGAGGTCATTCTTGGTAAATGCCGCTTTGCCGCTGCTGGTACCGTAATTTATCAGGAGTTCAGAAACGGCCATTTCCTGCCAATGGATCAGCACGTCGGCAAAGAAAAAACACGTATTCAACTGGAGGCAACTAAACCACGAAAACAACCGAGAAAATATGCAGAGAAGTACAGAACCGATGCATTTTAACCGCGCCTGACCAGCGCTTTTAAAACCAAAGAGGAAAGACCAATGACCGAAGTAATTTATACCGACCGCACCAAACATGTGGATGATGGCTGCGATTACACCGCTGTAATTTTATGGCAGATGAATGCTGGTGCCCGCGCCCGTAGCCGTTCTGCTTATGTTCCGCCGCCGCGCCCGATTCTGGTTGTTCAACCCCGCATTGTCGCCAAGACGACAGCAAAAGCCAAAAAGGCAGCACCCGAAACCCGCGCTACCAGATTTCGCAAAACCCACACCGCAGTCGTGATCCGTTCCGATGGCCAGCACACCGTTAAAATTCGCGAAACTGCGACCGTGTGGACTGCTGGCAGCAAAGAAAATTACGACAAAAAAACCGGGCATCGTGTCGGCACCCGCGGACGCTGCCGCATGCTGCTGGAAACCATCACCCCGATTGAATCAGAAAAATCATCTGCTGATGTACCTCAGGGCGGAGATCTCTCTGCACAGCAACTCGTCGCGCTGATGAAAGGCAAAACGTTGTCATATCAGGCCATTCTCGCCGCTATCGCTAAGCATCACCCCGGCGTAACGATGTCCCTCCAGCAACTCCAGAGACGTGTGTTCGGAATGATGAAGTCGAACTATGTCGGTATTACACGGCATGACGATATGCCGGTACCGCATTTCACGCTTACCAGAGTCGATCCACGTTTCTACGTTCACTCGGAAAAAAACACCAGGGCGTGACCAATGGCCGGGCAATCGGATTATCTCCCGCCCGGCCTGCCGCACAACCGCGCGCTGTGGCCGCAGGAATGTCAGATCAAAGAGCATTACGACATGTGCGCCGCCGCGATGATTCGGCAGCTTTACGAGAAAAAAATGACTCGTCTGGCTATCACCGAACAGCTTGATGCGACGCCGGAACCGTACCGGGAGTTTTTTAGAGAGCGTCTGAATTACTGGCGCGAACGGAAAGAGAAGGGTGAAAAATGAAATATGAAAAATACTCATCACTTCAGCCACTTATGCTTGCTCTGGTGATTAATGTTTGCGGCTGGGCGCTGATTATCAGCGGTCTTATCGGACTTTATTATCTGATTTTGGGGGCATGAGCATGAAACAGGTAACGATTGAGAACGTGAAAAAACGCATTGCGCGCATTGAAAATGCCGAGTCGGTAATGCTGCCTGGAATGACTGATATGAGCGACGCATTACTCGAGTATGCATACCGCCGACTCATCGAACTGGAAAGTCTGCTGCTGGTGGATGTCGCAGAAACTGTATGGCCTGCCGAAGTGAGTCTGGTCTATTCACAAATTGAAAGCGCCGGTGATCTGCCGGCGCACCACCAGAACCGCCTGAAACATCACATCAACCGCATGTGGCTGGAAAAAATGCCGGTACCGGCAATCGTGGATGCTGCCCGCTCGCTGGCGGCCGCAATGGAGAAATACGCGTGAAAGAAATCATCGTTGATAATTTTGCCGGTGGCGGCGGAGCGTCTACCGGGATTGAACTTGCGACAGGCCGCAGTGTGGATATCGCAATCAACCACGACCCGAACGCCGTGGCGATGCACACTACAAATCACCCTGCGACGCTACACTATTGCGAAAGCGTGTTTGATATCGATCCGCTCACAGCGACCACTGGTCGCTCTGTTGGGCTGGCGTGGTTTTCGCCGGACTGCCGTCATTTTTCAAAAGCGAAGGGCGCAAAGCCGGTTGATAAAGCGATTCGCGGTCTGGCGTGGATTGTCGTTAGATGGGCGCTTGCTGTACGCCCGCGCGTCATGATGCTGGAGAACGTCGAAGAGTTTCGCACCTGGGGGCCGCTGCTGGCGGCAGAAATGCGCCCTGACCCCGCGCGCATCGGTGAAACGTTCGCGGCGTTTGTCGGCATGCTGGGTACCGGCATTGCTGCAGATCACCCGGCGCTGGCCGAATGCTGCGAGTTTTTGAAAATTGAACCCGAAAGCGAGCTGGCGGCGCAACTGGTGGCCGGGCTTGGCTATGCTGTGGATCACCGTGAATTGCGCGCATGCGATTATGGAGCGCCAACAATCCGAAAACGTTTTTTTATGGTCATGCGCTGCGACGGTAAGCCGATTGTCTGGCCCGATACCACACACGGTGATCCGAAAACACCAGCAGTGCAGGCTGGCGCGCTGAAGCCGTGGCGAACTGCGGCGGAATGCATCGACTGGTCTGTTCCGTGCCCGTCGATATTCGACCGTAAAAAGCCACTTGCAGAAAACACGCTTAAGCGCATCGCGCGCGGCATTCAGCGGTTTGTCATCGACAGCCCGTCGCCGTTTATCGTGAAATGCAACCACACGACAACGCGCGGGAAATATGATTGCTTCAGGGGACAGCCGCTTGATGAACCCCTCCAGACAATTACCAAAACTCATGGTTACGCAATCGCGGTACCGCATCTGACAAAATTCCGCACCGGCGCAACCGGGCAGGAAGTTACCGAACCTGTACCAACGGTCACCGCTGGCACGTCAGATCGCCCTGGCGGGAATGGTCATGCTCTGGGCATAGTTCAGGCTGAGCTTACACCGTTTATCGCCGGGGCTGGTGGCCCGAAATATTCCGCTAAGCCGCGCAGCGCCGAAAGCCCGATGCACACGCTGTGCAATACAAACCATTCCTGTGTTATCG